ATTTTTACCTCTCTTTATTTTATTCTGTAATGTCAGCAATTAAGTTGCCATTGTCATCATATATGCCAACTTCTATGCTGGTTATAGCCGGAACTGAAATACTCTTGACGACCAATTCGTTAAATCTTAAACTCATATCAATTCTCTTCCACCATAAGCCTTGAAAATATTCCGGTACTCTCTTTGGTGAAGAGATATCATGAACAAGATAAATGTGGTTTTGCTGCAATGTTAATTGATTATCGGGATAAAATATATTGTCTCTAATTGTTTGAGCATTATCAAAACTATCTGGCCCATACAAAATTAAATTAACCTGCATTTGTCTTGTGTAACTTGTTTCTTTAGTAAATTCATCGGGAGATATTTCCCATATATCGATTTCTTCCCTCGCTCTATTGTAAGGAGTATCAACCTCAAAACATTCTATATAAACGACATTATCTGTTATGCTTGCTGCTGGTTGGCCTTCTTCTTCCCATGCAATTCTAACATCGTTTGTTTTTACCGGATTGGTAATATCCCAGCTAAGCAACGAAACAATTAATGTCTGTATAAAGTTTTCAAATTCTGTTAATGTTTTATTTATTTCTGCCATTCTAGTTTCCTGTTATACGTTCTCCAGCCGCCCTGAAATAGCCGTAATCTATATAAGGGGCTATATTGAATAATCTATAATAATCTCCACGCCAGTATATTTTATCGGAGGTTCCTTTTTCTGTTCCGTTTCTTGTGACGAATAATTCCTGTGTAGTATGGAATACCATTGCGCCTTTTATTTTATCGCCTTCCGGCATTGCTTGTAATTCTTTTTCATTCATTACAGAAATTACACCAGTCATTGCTATTTGCTCTGGGATTGATTCTGTCCATCGGCCATTTATCCAATCTCCTGAAGAGCGATAAACAGTAAATTGTTGTGCAAAATCAGGATCTGTAATTACTTCTGCGACGTTTATCATATAAATCCTTAATATTATTAGTAAAAATAGTTGAAAATAAAGCTTTACTTTTGTTTTTATTTAGTTTAAAATGAAATCAAAAAACAAGGAGCTAATTATGAAAAGTATTAATATTCAAGTAACAAAAAATAAACGCCATTGTCATTCTTGTTTAAAAGAAATTAAAGCTAAAACACCTATTTTGGTTGCAACATTAATGAAAAGAAAATATATGAATATTTGTCCGGATTGCATTAAACAATTTGCATCTAACTTATAAAAAGGAGAAATAAAAATGAAAAAAAGAATTTAAGTTTAATGAATTATCAAGTCAAAAATGTAAAAGTTGTGGCAAACCATTAAAGAAAAACCTATTAGCTAAAAAACCAGAAGCTAAAATTTGCTACAGTTGTTTTCCATTAAATATTGGTAATAATCAAGGAGGCAAAAGAAAAGCAAGTAAATACTAATATATAATAAATAAAAGCTGTTCCTAGCTAATCCTGAGTAGAAATATAGTCATATTTAGACTATATTTCTACTCTTTATTTACTTCTACTGAATAAACAATTGCGTCTTTCATTTGAGCGGTATCTATTAAAACTTGATCAATTCCACTTTCTCCGGCATCATAAATATCTCTATATTTCTTTCTTGACTTCTTTGTTTTATATTTCTTGTTTATTTTAGCCAATACTGTTGATCTTTTATTTGGAGGCCAATTATTCCTTGGGTCGTCAAACCAATCTCTTATAATATTTACTCCATCAATTCCGGCTCTATGTAATGCTTTGATTGCAGCTTCTGGTTTCCCATCCAACATTAATTGTGCTGCTTTCTTTAAGTCTTCATCTATTCGTTCTTTATTCCCAGAAGCTTCCAATGCCGGTTCCATTAATGGCCGAGGCGGTATCTTTTGTACAGGAGAGCCTTTAGAGTGAATGTATAATAATTGAGCATTATTTATTGGAGATTTCTTTTTGTCTCTTAGATTTTTTTTAATATTCCATCCCCAAGCAGGATTGCTCTCTTCTACTTCTTCTCTTTTTGCATTCGCTTCCGGGATACCCACTAATACATCAAAGCCAGTTAGTTTTTTAATATCTTTAATAATATTTAAAGTATTATCAACTTTTGTTTTGAGTTTTATGGTTGTCATTTATACTACTGCTCCGCCAATACCTATTTGTCTCGCTAGACGAATAAATAATCTTCCGTATCTTGTTAGATTATAATCGCCGCCTTTTTCTTCTATAATGGATTGATTATCTAAGCCAACAGAAACATCGCCTACAGATTTATTTGACTTTAAAGAATTTGCTTGCCCTGAATAATTACCTAAAGCAACTGCTGCTTGATCATTCTTTGATAATATAAGATTATGAGCAACCCATAATTCTAATCCATAATCTCTTAAATCGCCCCAGCGTTCTGAATCAAGTCTTTTATTAATAATATTGTACCAAAATGTAATTTGGCTATCTGTAAATATTTCAGGAGATGTTGAAGCAAATTCCGGGAAGTCAGTTCTGAATTGTAAAATTGTAAATGCCATAATTATTTTCTCTTATTGATTTTTGATTTTACTTCCTTGACTTCTTCAACCTTAGCTTCTACAACAACAGGTTCTTTCTCTTCTAAATAATTAACTTCTATCTTAGGAACTACAAGCTTATCATCTTGAGGTTTAATTTCTACTACCTTAGGGGATATTGCAACCTTTGGTCTATTATAAGGAAGTACTTTTTGTTTCTGATTTTCTTCAGTTACAATTATTATTTCGCCTGCTTCAATTTTCCCTTGAATAAACCAGTGAGACATTACGTCATCGCTTACTGTATGAATCATTCCTTCTCCCGGTTTAAGTACTGTTTTGTCTTTGTCCGGTAATTGAATTACGCTCGTTACTTTTACTCTTGCCATTTTATTTATTCTCCTTTTGATTTTGTTTTTTCTCTTCTTTTTTGTTGAGCTATTTTAATATTGGCTAAATGCTCATCAGAAAGCACCTTACCTTTTTGTTTGTCGCTTATTGCTTTTGCTCTTTCAGGATCGGCACCCATACATTTCCTATTGCAATATTTTTTATTTCCATTAGGTCTATCTTCAAAATATTTTCCGCAGTCTTTATTGGCACATAGAACTACTTTATTTTCTCCTAACCATTGATAATTATTTTCTTTGGTAAATGTATGGGTAGAAAAATAATCTGTATTTCCTATTCCTAACGCCGCTCTTTCTTTTGCTTTCTTGCTTATTTTCTTTGCAACTTCTGGCCTTTTACTGGGATTGTTTTCTCCGGAAAATCTTATAGATGCGTTTTTTAATCTCTCTGGGTCATTATTTGAAAGAGCTATGGCAGCTATACCTTCGGCAGACATAATATGTGGATGCCTCATATTGTCTTTATGCTCTTCAGATTTACTTTTACCGGATAATGAATTACTTCTTTTATCATTACTTTCTTCTGTTTGCTTTCTTCCCGATAATTTTTTAGATAGCTTCATTAATCTTTCATCTGTTTCTTTTGTTAGACCTGCATTCCAACCAATAGAACCTTTGTTTCTTATCGAAGAAGCTTTTCCTATTTTCTCTCTTGTTTCTTTTGTTGGATTAATTAATCCATCTCCGCCATCAGTTAAATTATATCCATTAGGAGCTTTACTATTTAATTCTTTTATCCAATAAACTTCTTTCTCGCTTAATTCTTTTCTTGTGTCTGCTTCATCGATAATTGAAATTTCGAATGACTCCAGTCCATACTTGTTTATAGCTTTCTGGACTGGAGTTTTATTATCTTTAATATGTTGAGCAATTCTTTTGTCAAGACTATATTTAGTTTGTCCAATATAAATCTTACCATTTGATTTGCTAACAATCTTATAAATAATCATTCAATTTTCCTTATCAAATCCCATCCGCGTACATACTGCATTCCGGGTAGACAAACTCGACCACCCCAACGCGACCGTAGTATGTGCATAAGTGATATATGGATCTATATTCGAGAGGTGTTCTCTGCAAAGGTACCAGCGGGAATCTTACACGATTTTTATCCTGTGTATAAACTACCATCCTATCGGTTGCAGCAGAAGGAGAACCAGCAGCAGTACCACGGCCAGTCAACCATTTCAGGGGCTGTATATCTAATTTCTTTCCATTCACTTTCAAGGAAATACAATTATCTTCCAAGAACTGAAGGATTGAAATATTACCAGCATTAGAAACTTTCTGGCTAACAATATAAGCAAACTGAGCCGGAGGCAATAGAAGCTTAGAAGGGCAAACTACAAAAGCAGCAGCA